CGGCACAGATAAGTATGTAGGCGCTATATTGTCAATTGACACTGATTCAACAGACGCAGCCCGTGGCTTCGTTGCTGGTGCAAGTGATGACTTTATTAACTTTAACGGTACAACCACTGGTGGAGTTGCAGGTACATTTGTACAAATCTACGCAATTGCTGCATTAAAGTATATGGTTACAGGCACAGTGTTAGGCACAGGTACTGTTGCAACTCCGTTTGCTACTTCTTAATTAATCTGGGGATAGACCCCTTAACTTTTGGAGATTAATTATGGGTATGCAATATGATGTAAAACAAGGACACCTAAATCAAAGCGGATTTTTGGTGTTAGGAAGAAATCGTGTCAAAGGTATTTCTTTTGTGGGTACTGCTACCGCAGGACAAGTCACGCTATTTGATACAACTACAGCCCCAGTAACCACAGCAACTTACGGACGCTCTGGAACCACAGTGACCGTTACGCAGTCTGCTCATGGACTAACCACAGGACAGGTTATTGGGATTGATTTTGGCGCTGGTACAGGTGGCACAGCGACTAACGGTAACTATGCGGTTACAGTTACAAGTTCAAGCGTATTTACTCTTACCGATATTAATAGTGGCACTATTACGGCTAGCCCATCCGCAGTTTTTACTACGGGTAGATGGTTACTGTCCTATGACGTAAGTGCAACGGATGTATTTAATAATTCACCGTTAATTCCCGGAGAAGGTGTTGTAGCTGTAAGTGGTATCTACGCTTACATGGTTAACTTACTGGCAGTTAATATTTATTATGGCTAAAAAGTCTCCGTCCCTGTCTATTGGTAGAGGTGAGAAACTACCCGTATCTAAGGGGGCTGGTCTTACTGCAAAAGGCAGAGCTAAGTACAATGCGGCTACGGGGTCTAATCTAAAGGCTCCGCAACCACAAGGCGGCGCAAGAAAGAGGTCATTCTGCGCTAGGATGTCAGGGATGCCCGGACCAATGAAAGACGAGAACGGCAAACCAACTAGGAAGGCTGCGAGTCTAAAAAGATGGAAATGCTAAACATGATGGAATTATGGACTGGTGGTTTAACCGTTTTTATGGCGGTTATTGGATATATTGTGCATGAGAAGTTTGACAAAATTAAAGACTTAGACGATAAACTTAACACTACGAGAGTGGAGATAGCCCGTGACTATGCAACTAATTCAGAAGTCCAAAGAATTACTGACCACATTGACCAACGCTTTAACAAGCTTGAAGCAAAAATTGACCAGCTTATTTCAAGGTAAATAATGGACGGAATTGGTAAACGTGCTAGAAGAGCATTACTAGAGGCTGGTGAAGATGCAGATAGAGCGTATTTAGAAAGATTATCTAAAGACGAAGAAGTTCAATTACCAAGAAACGAGACACCTTTTTCTTTGTCTGGTGGATCTATGCCAACGCCACCACCTGAAAGTGGTATGCCAACACCAAAGGGCGCATTTGCTAGATTAGGCGCTAAAGCAAAAACAGATTATGGAGATATTGGTATAGGTGGAACAGGGATTAGTATAGAAACTCCACAAGGCGATAAAATAAATAAATATGCAGGAACAGATTTAAGCTACGAAAAAGATGGGTTTAGAATAGGTGTTAATAAAGGAGCGGGAGGCCGTGCAAAACCAAACTTATCAGTTGGGTATCGTGGGACTTTTAAAAAAGGCGGTAAAGTTTCTAGTGCGTCTAAAAGAGCCGACGGATGTTGCGTTAAAGGTAAAACAAAAGGTAGGATGGTGTAATGGCAACCCTTGACGACATATATGGCGAGGCAGCTGTAAACGAAGGGCTTAAGAAGCAAAAAGAAAAAGTAATAGCTAGTGGGCAAGGGTCTCTTTTTTTCGATGAGTTTAAAAGACCTGATATTAACCCCAACTATGAAAACATGAAAAAAGAAGCAGTTAAAAAAGCTGATGCAAAACAAAAAGTAAAAGGTGGTGGTGGCAAGGCTGGAGCAAACCCTATGAAAACAGGTACACTATCCCCATTCAATATGAAAAAAGGCGGTAAAATATCTAGTGCGTCTAAACGTGCAGATGGTATAGCAATAAAAGGATTTACTCGTGCCAAGTAGTAGTAAAAAGCAGCACAATTTTATGGAAGCAATAGCGCATAACAAAGCTTTTGCTAAAAAGGTAGGGGTTCCACAGTCCGTGGGGAAAGATTTTTCAAACGCCGATAAAGGCAAAACTTTTAAAAAAGGTGGTGATACGATGGCTTCAAAAATGAACCCAAAAATGATGGCAGCACTAATGGCAGCACGTAAAAAACCAATGATGCAGCCCGGCATGGCACAACCCGGTATGGCACAGCCCGGAACTCCTCCTATGATGAAAAAAGGTGGCATGGCTAAAAAAATGGCTAAAGGTGGTGGCGTTGAAGTTAAGGGCAAAACCAAAGGCACTATGATTAAAATGAATAAAGGCGGAAGGGCTTGCTAAATGAAACCTGTTAATGCTGAAGATAATCCTGGATTAGCTAAGTTACCCACAGAAGTTCGTAACAAGATGGGCTATATGAAAAAGGGTGGGATGACAAAACACCCTATGAAAAAGGGCTCTAAACGAATGAAAAAGTTTGAGGATGGCGGGTATACTGGCGACGACGAAATAGTTAAATACCGTATGGGTCAAATAAAAGATCCCGGAATTGATCTATTTAAATTAACTAGTGGTGAAGCGCAAGAAGCTAAACCTGTTCAACTTGATAAAAAACCAACTGAAACAGCTAAACCGGAACCTAAAGTAGAGTATAAAGAAAACATAGTAGAAACGGAATCAGATTTAAACCCATATGGGGTAGGTAAAGGCACTACAACAAAAAAACAAACTTTTGGCGAAGCATTTAAAAGTGCAAGATCCAGCGGCGATAAGACATTTATGTTCAATGGAAAGTCTTACACTACAGACTTAGCCAAACCATCGTCTAGTTCTGCCAATACATCTAGCGCTAAAACATTTGTCGAAACTAAAACTAAAAAACCTTATGAGCCATATGAAAGCAACTTTAGACCTTATGAGCCATATGAAGGCAACTTTAAACCTTCATCTTCTAAAGCTAAAACATTACAGGAAAAACGGGACGCAAGAGAAACAAAACGAAATTCTGTAGTTAGTAAAATGGCTAGTGGTGGTAAAGTATCCTCTGCTTCTAAACGTGCTGATGGCTGCGCTGTTCGTGGAAAGACAAGGGCATAGTTATGGCCGAAGAACAGAAACAACTATCTCTTGATATTGATGATGCTAAAACGGCAAATACAAAACATCAAGCAGAGGTGGCTAGAAAACTCTTTAAAGACTTTCACGAGAAAAAGATTGACTTAAAAGAGTTTAATGAAAGAGCTAAAGCTCTTGATGTTGGTAAGACAGATAAAATCACAACTCACACAGGTGTAGATAAATACTCTGGCGTTTCAAAAGCTGGCGCTTCTGGTGGTAGTGGGGCTAACCCAGTAAAAACTGGGTCCTTATCTCCATTTAATATGAAAAAAGGTGGTAAGGTGTCTTCCGCATCTAAACGTGCAGATGGTTGCGCTATTCGTGGAAAGACTAAAGCATGAGAGCCTCTAGAGGAATGGGCGCAATAAATCCGTCTAAAATGCCTAGCGGTAAAAAGAAAGCTCGTAGAGATGATACGGACTTTATGCAATTTGCCAAAGGCGGGGAAGCAAAGTCTAAGGTAAACGAGGCCGGTAATTACACAAAGCCAAGTTTGCGTAAACGTATATTTAATAGTATCAAAGCAGCCGCAGTACAGGGAACTGGTGCGGGGCAGTGGTCAGCAAGAAAAGCGCAGTTGATGGCTAAACGATATAAAGCAGCAGGTGGTGGGTACAAGTAATGGCGCTGGCTAAATCACAGCAGTCTTTAAAGTCTTGGGGTGAACAGAAGTGGACAACCAAGTCAGGTAAGAAGTCATCTGTAACAGGTGAGCGGTATTTACCAAAGAAAGCAATTGAAGCGTTAAGCCCACAGGAGTATGCAGCAACGACTAGAGCAAAACGAGCAGGTAAGGCAAAAGGGAAACAGTTTGTAGCGCAACCGAATAATATAGCAAAGAAAACCGCAGGATATAGATAATGACAACTTCAGGACTAACAACATTCAATCTAGACCTTAACAACCTTGTTGAAGAGGCGTTTGAGCGTTGTGGTTCTCAGTTGCGTAGTGGATATGACTTACGCACAGCCCGTAGATCGTTAAACTTATTAAGTATTGAATGGGCTAACCGTGGTATTAATTTATGGACGGTTGAGCAGGGGCAGATAAACCTTGTTACAGGACAAGCTATATACGCTATACCAAACAATACAATAGACCTGTTAGATATGGTTGTTCGTCAAAATAACGGTTCTGCAAGTAATCAGGTTGATATTAATATCAGCCGAATATCAGAATCTACTTACTCTACTATACCTAATAAGTTGACTACAGGTAGACCAATACAGGTATGGATTAACCGTCAAACTGCAATGACTAATGCTGTAGCCACAACTACTTTAGCTAACAATACCGGAACAGTAAGCGCAACAGCTACATCAATTAATGTATCATCTAGTGCTAATTTACCAAGTGCGGGGTTTATATTAATAGGTACAGAGGTTATTAGCTATCCAAACATAGTAGATAATACCCTAACTAACTGTGCGCGTGGGCAGAACGGCACAACTGCGGCTACCCATACTAATGGCGATTCAGTAACTATTCAGAATCTTCCATGTATAAACGTCTGGCCTACGCCTGATGCGGGAGGTGCGCCTTACACTTTTATTTACTGGCGTATGCGCAGGATTCAAGACGCTGGCAATGGTTCTACAGAACAGGATATTCCATTTAGATTATTACCTTGTATGGTAGCTGGACTAGCGTTTTATATGGCGCAGAAACTACCAGAAGGACAACCAAGAATAGGGTTTTTAAAACAAGAGTACGAAGAACAATGGTTATTAGCCTCAACAGAAGACCGAGAAAAAGCACCTTCTCGATTTGTTCCTAGGACTACATTCTATGCCTAATAAATTTAGTAGTGGCAAATTTGCAATTGCCGAATGTGATAGATGTGGACAGCGGTTTAAGTTAAAAGAACTTAGAAAGCTGGTTATTAAGCAGCAAATGAAAAATATTAAAGTTTGTAACGAGTGTTGGGAGCCGGATCAACCGCAGTTATCTTTGGGTATGTATCCAGTAGATGATCCACAAGCGGTAAGAGAGCCAAGACCTGATACTAGTTACTTAGCTTCTGGAGTAGATGACGAAGATTTTCCCGGAGGTGGTAGTAGGGTATTTGAGTGGGGCTGGTACCCCGTTGGTGGCTCTAGCGGGTTTGATAGGGTGTTAACCCCCAATGCATTAGTTGCAATTGGGACTGTAAATAGTGTAACTATAACTTAGGAGTAATTATGAAACACGAAGACGTAAAAAAAGATATGCCGATGATGAAAAAAGTAGCAGATGTTGAGGCTAATAAAGTAGTTAAAAAACATGAGAAGCGTATGCACGGCATGAAAGCTGGCGGTGTTACTTCTGTAGATATGAAGAAATACGGCAGAAACATGGCTCGTGTGATGAATCAAAAATCTGGCTCAAGGGGTCGATAATGGCAAAGTTCTCTAAAAAGGTAATGGGTAAAGAGATTGGTGATGCTACAGTCTACGCTGAACCACATACGATGGATGGTAAGCCAATGCAACCAAAAAACCAAATGGCGGGAGTTAAGACTACAGGAATAGAAACCCGTGGGAATGGCGCAGCTACTAAAGGTCGTATAGCTAGAGGGCCGATGGCATAATGAATTACGCTGCACTTGTTGCCGCTATTGAGGCATACGCAGAAAACTACGACACCGGAACAGGTGGATTTGTAGATAACATTCCTGTGTTTGTAAAGCAAGCAGAACAGCGTATATACAATACGGTTCAGTTGCCATCATTACGCAAAAACGTAACAGGTATTACATCACCGGCAAACAAGTACTTATCTTGCCCAAATGACTACCTAGCTACATATTCTATAGCGGTTATTCAAGACTACGGTTTAGCTACAGAAACGTATACATATTTGTTAAACAAAGACGTTAACTTTATTAGAGAAGCCTATCCAACACCAGCAGATACAGGTTTACCATACTATTATGCATTGTTTGGGCCACAATATAGTGCGCCAACAGAGTTAAGTTTTATTCTAGGACCAACTCCAAATGCCGCATATAGAATGGAGTTACATTATTTCTATTACCCTGAGTCTATTGTTACCGCTGGGACTACTTGGCTTGGCGATAACTTTGATACTGTTCTTTTATACGGATCATTGTTAGAGGCGGCGGCATATATGAAGTCAGATACAGATACTGTAGCTTTTTACAAAGACCGCTATGGTGAGGCATTAGCTCTCTTAACTAGATTGGGTAACGGACTTGAGCGTGGCGATGCATATAGGGATGGTCAGACTAAACTGAATACAAACCTTAAAGGGAATGTTGTAGCATGACCATAGTTCAAGGACAAACTACAAAGTTTAAGACCGATGCGCTTAGTGGATTGGTTAATTTTAATACTGGAACTTCTTATACTTACAAAATTGCTTTGTATACTGCAAACGCTACTTTAAATAATACAACGGCTGCATATACAGTTACAGGCGAGATTACAGGTACAGGATACACAGCTGGCGGTAAGCCTTTAACCATATCA